AACAATGATTATACTGGATGAGATTACAAGGTTTAGCAAACATTGGGATAAAGAATTAGAGTATGATTATGTTTGGAAAGATGTGAAAAAAATAATGAATAATTATAAAAAGTTCTTGACTTTTTCAGTTGAGAAGAGTAAAATGGTTCTTAATAAGTTTTTATGAGCAAGTTATGAGCACACATATAGTTTATGGTAATGGTGAGTCTAGAGTTAAGTACAAAGAACAAATAGACAAACTACCCAAAGCAATTACTTGGGGATGTAATGCCATATATAGAGATAAAGTAGTTGACAATCTCGTATCAGTGGATTATAACATGCAACAAGAAATCTATCAGTCAGGATATCCAATGAAGAATAAGTGTTGGTTTGCTGATTGGTCGTTAGTACCTTCTGAATTTAATGTAGAATATATGAAAGAAGGGTTTGAAGAAAGTCAGATATATGAAACACCATATACTGATGAGAAGTTCCTAGTTGTACAAGGAAAAAGAAAGGAAGATGTTCAATATAAGTTTGACCAATTTATTATGGAAAATCCAACTGCAGATAAATCTGATATTTGGAAAAAAGTGAGTTCTGACATTGGTCTTTATATCACATGGGTAAAACCAGATGATGATAAAGTAATTGATATTGATTTTCCTAAAGGATGGAGTGCTGGTAATACAGCAATAAATCTTGCTTGTCAACAAGGAGCAAAAGAAGTGTACATGGTTGGTTTTGACTCAAGTAGTTATAATGAGAATATAAATAATGTGTACAAGGGAAGTAAAAATTACTTGCCTAAAGAAAGTAGAGGATTTAATCCAATCAACTGGAATAATCAACTAAAAACAATTTTTAATGAATATAGTGATGTTAGTTTTTACTGGTTAATGAAAGAAGATTTACAATATGATGGTTTGTTTGAGCAAGATTCGTTCTCTAATTTAAGATATTTAACATACGAAAACATACGATAACATAAGGAGAAAAAAATATGTCTTTAGATGGACTAAAACGCAACAACTCGCTTGATAAACTGCTTAATGCAGCAAAGGGTGAGTCAACTAAGCAGGAAAAGAAATCATATGTTGATGAAAGACTCTGGAAACCTGAACTAGATGCATCTGGTAATGGTTATGCAGTCCTTCGTTTACTACCTGCTCCAAAAGATGAAACACTCCCATGGGCAAAAATCTGGAACCATGCGTTCCAAGGTCCAACTGGTCAGTGGTACATCGAAAATTCTCTTACAACAATCAGTCAAAATGACCCAGTGTCAGAGTATAACACACAATTGTGGAACTCTGGTCTTGAGTCTGATAAAGAGATTGCTCGTAAGCAGAAAAGGAAACTACAATATTATTCAAATGTTTATATTGTAAGCGATCCTAAACATCCTGAGAACGAGGGTAAGGTAATGCTATTTCGTTATGGTAAGAAAATCTTTGACAAGATTACTGCTGCGATGCAACCTGAGTTTGAGGATGAATCTCCAATTAACCCATTTGACTTTTGGGAAGGTGCCAACTTTAAGTTGAAGATTCGCAAAGTTGATGGATATTGGAACTATGATAAGTCTGAGTTTGAAGGCAAGTCTGCTCTATTTGATAATGATGAAGAAATTAACAAAGTGTGGGAATCTCAATATTCCCTAGAAGAGTTTACAGCACCAACAAACTTTAAGTCTTATGATGAGTTGAAGACTCGTTTAGACGCAGTGCTTTCAGGTACAACCAAAGTGGGTAAAGTTACTGACGATCTTGAAGATCGTCCAGTTGCACCACCTAAAGTTGACACTACACCTTCACCTGCTCCAGCAATGGAAACTAAGTCAGTTGAAGCACCTGTAGTTGCGGAAGATGACGATACTATGGCATACTTTGAAAAACTAGCAAACTAAGACTAGTCTAAAACTTGTAGTTAAGGGATGCCCACTTCGGTGGGCATTTTTTATATTGGTGTGGCTGCTAATTGGTCTAAGAATTGTCCAGATTTTAAATTCTTAGCATAATTTACTTGTGAATTACTATTTTTTGTAGTCGAATTTTGATTGACAATATTAATAGAGTTATTTCCATCTTTATTATCTGGTGATGCTTGATTTAGATTACGATCTTTTTCTTTACCATAT